TATAGAGAACAATAACTTCCATGACAACTGGGGTTATGACCTAGTAATCACTAATGGGAAGCACATGAATATAACAGGCAATAGATTCAACAAGGTAGGCAAATATGTGAGTGTTGCCATAAATGCCCCTGTAGACCAGTCATTCTTCACTAAGAACACTATACACCAAGGTAGAGTTGTAATAAGCGGAGAGGTAACAACGTCAGAGAACCGCTTCTATGGGTGTAATGTAACACTAGGTGATGCAGGTCTATATGGCAGAAAGATGGAAGTTAAGGATTGTTCATTCCATAACTGCGTGGTAACTCTAGACCAAGGGGTGGCTTACACTCTAAGACTAGATGGATGTGAGTTCTTAAATGACTCTCAAAAAGCTATATTCAACATGATTAATACTCTTACTCTGAAGAATGAGCCACAAACACTTATCAATTGCTCCTTTGAGGGTAAAGATAAGAGTTACCTAATCTATAACCTTAATAAGCCTAAGTCAGGATGGATATTCGACAATATCACGTTCAATAAGATTGAGAATGGTATAGGCTTCCCTTGTGGGACTCTAAGAGATTGTCTCTTTAACAATATCCCTACTATTGCATTCTCCGCTAACAGTGATAACAGTGGAGAGGTGGACATGATAAACTGCACTATAAAGAGTCCAGACCAGAATAACACTTTACTAGCAATTGGTAGTATGAAGAGGTTTAGAATGGAAGGCTGTCAGATAGAGAAGAAGGATAGTCTCATGTTAGATGTAGGTAATGTATCAGAATCCGTTATAGTTAAAGATAATGTATTTAGATATATCAATCCTGTATTCGCAAACAGGGGTCTATTGAATATACAGGAGTCTTTCAATGGTCTCTATCTAATAGTAGAGGATAATATAGCTCAATCTACTATGAGTAAGCCATTCATATTAAACAACACTAAGTCTAAGGTTATCTTGAGGGATAATGATTTATTTGGACTATCCCTGAAGGCTACTACAGAGACCCTAATAAATAATACAGTGGATGGAGTTTTAGTTGTCTAGCACAGGCAATACTCTCTCTGACTATATGAGTGCTGGTTATTTGAAAGGACTTTTAGTATTATAAAGGAGTGGTGATAGATGAAGCACTGGGAACATACAGAAGTAGTAGACACGCCTACGTACAAGGAGTTCTTGCAATTTGGTACTCCTATCGTACCTGAAGCCTCACTACCTCTCAATACAGCAGTTTACGTAGTTTGTGAAGGTGGCTCTAAAGCACTAGAAGGTATCTATGACAAGACTGTCGATGGTATCAGACCGCTTAAAGACACAAAAGCACCAAACCGTGACCTAAGACTGTATAAAGATGCAATCCAATCAGAACATATCACAGTACTAGCGGTGGATGGATTAATGGGAACAGGTAAAACATCTACCATTGTTGAAGCATTGATTAAGAAGCATCTAAGTAATGTTCATGTACCAGACCACTTGCTTGCTAGTGGAAACTGGAAACCAGACCCAGATGTGCATAAGATACTAATCTCTAAGCCTGCTGTAAACGCTGGTGAAGAGGAATACGGTTTCTTACCTGGGGATATTAATGAGAAGATGATTCCTACTCTTCGTAACTACACCCAATATTTTGACAGAAATCACCAAGCAGGTTTCAATAACCTTAATACAGCTGGATATGTTGAAGTACTTCCTCTAGGATTTGTTCGAGGTATGGATGCAATGAATACTGACTTAGTAGTCGATGAATGTCAGAATACTAAAGAGTTAGTAACAATCGTATCTAGAAGGGCAGAGAATTCTAGAATATTTTTAATAGGAGATACTTCTCCATTCCAAATAGACCTTAAAGGAAATGCTCCGACTAAGAATGGTCTCAGTGATATCATTGACCTCTTACAGGGCGCACCATACTTCCAGTATATTGAGATGAAATCCCTAGAGAACATCGTCAGAAGTTACGAGGTAAGGGATTTAGTCAGAAGACTATTTAAGAAGCATGGTTCTAACCCTCAAGAGTGGCGTTCTTAAGCACTTCCAAGGTACACAAGGTGGAGTATATTGTTGCTCCACCTTATATTAATGTAAGGAGGGCTATACATGGCTATGACAAAGGTTCAGCTAATCACAGGTATTGTCTATACTGAAGAGCCAGTTAGTACACTGCGTTCACACCTACAGGGTGGAGTTAAGACAGGAACATTTATAGGATACACCGATGAGCAGAAGACAGAGAAGGTAATTGTAGCTGTTCATGCAATGGAATATATTTTTGTTAAGTAAAGGTCTCTACACGGAGACCTTTTCTTATGCAGGAGAGAGGTTTTGAGAATCTCTTTCTTTTAAGTAAAAATCAGAAGGAATGGAGAGATTCGCATGACTTGTGAACGTGTAGCACCAAAGACTATTACCCTAGTACCAGAAGCATACAATAATCCTAGAATACTAAGAGGGACTTGGATTTACTCTCACCCCACTAAACCAATGCCTTCCCTCCCATTTGTCTATAGATTTAAAGAGTTCATAGCACAAGCTAGACAGTGTGGAGATAACTCACAGGTGGTATTTGATGCAATCACTAATTATCCTACTTTAACTAATAAAGTCAATTTAACCCTAGAACAAGTGGCTGAGAATATGATGTCTGTGAGAAGAATGAACTACATGGACGGTTCTCTAACATTAAAGGCTACTGAAGAGAACTACTTAGCAGCAGCTAAGGAGGTAATAGATGCCCACTTTGCAGGACTACAGTATAGGTACATCAGAGAGGGAACAGTAGTAGGGTTAAAAATAAATACATCTAGTAAAGGTATTTATGCTATGGCTTGTGAAGTTAATAGCTATCTAAATGAAGTGGTGCTTAGAGGTGGAACACTAAGCTCAGCCAGTGTATATAGAATTATGAGTATTCTAAATAAGAATTTTGAGTTATTACAGGAGGAATTGGAATGATTACACTTTTAGTGGTTTGTATAGGATTATTTTTAGGTACAGGGGCAATACTAGGCGCTACAATTATCCAGTGGAAACAGGATGACAAGTTCATTGTGCATCTAACATCAGTTTGTATATTCTTCATAATCTTTTGGTTATCTCTTGGAGGAATTATACAAACCATAGTATATCTAATCACAGGGAGGTTTATATAATGGCTTATACACTACTTAAATGGAATGGACAGTATGGTGGAGATGCTAAGTTTGTAGCACGAGATGATGATTCAGGTAAACAGAGTATGTTTACACCAGGACGTGCACAAGACGTAGTTTGGACTAACAGTGACTTAGCTAGTGCACCAGAGATGGCTAAGTGGGAAGATTTTGGAGACGAAACAGTAGACAATTTAGAAGATGTAGCATTTTAATTATGTAAGCCCTTACAATAGTAAGGGCTTATTTTTATTTAAAGAGAAGTCTGGAGGTGGGTTAAATTGGAACTAATAATAGATGTATCTAAGGCAAGGGTACTTAATACAGGTAAACTAGTCAAGCGTGCAGTACAGGTAAAAGGTCAAGGAGGACGTACATTCACTCGTATGCAGTGGATTAATCCTGATAAAGGTAAACCAGTAATGGAGACTTCACATGAAGGACATGAAGACCCTCATGCAGCTAGGGTAAACAGTATGAACCCTGAACAGAAGCATTCTATGGTTAACCACTTTGTATCCAATCATAGGGATGAAGCGAATGACTTAGCAATGGCTACTGGACAACGTAGGGCACCTCATGTAGCAGAGCATCAGGTTACTCAGCACCTAATGGATCATGCACACAAGATACCACATGAATACGTAAAAGACCACTTAGATAGCAAAGAAGCAAAGCCTAGTCTAAATGTGGTGGGAAGTGACTTACCTGAGAAGGAAGTTAACAAGCGTATGGGTAAAGAAGGTAGCTTGGACTTGAACAAACTTACTACTGGGGCTTCAATGTATGATGATTCTATCTTCAAAGAGGATACAGAGTATGCTCAAGAGGATGGTCTTAACCCAGAGAAGGAATTTAAGCACATCTTTAAGGATGTTACTAAATCAGGTATAGAAGATGTATTCTCTGACCCTAAGGGTGAATGGACAGCATCCCTATCTGGATACGACCTATTCGAGGATGAGGGTAATGTAAACTGTGGTATAAACATGTCCCTTTACGATAAAGACGGTGAGAAGATGGGACACATCATACGTTCAGCTCACTATGATGAAGAGGGTACTTTGCAGGTACACAATGATGAGATGTATCTAGAATCTCAATATCATGGTAAAGGGGTTGCCAACACTGTATATAACAGAAGTGAACAGTTGTGGAAGCACCTATCAGGAGGTCACAAAGTAGGTATCAACTTAACTGCCAACATCAGTATTGGTGCCTATGCATGGGCTAAGAAAGGATTCGACTTTTCAGACGACAAACAACTAAGAGTAGCTAAAGCAGAGTTAGAAGGATTCTGTAAGGAAAATAAAATAGACCTGTCTGATGTACTAAAGAAGAGTGGGTATGAAAGTATAGATGACCTCCAACACTCTTGGCAGTTCGCTACACTTCAAAATGGTAAGTCCTATAATCTTGAAAGTGTTATAGACCCTCAATACAAGAATGATGTAAAGGGTAGAGAAGGACACTTTGGTAAGGCTTTCATGCTTGGAGGATTAGGGTACTGGTATGGTAAGAAAACACTAAATGATGACCATTCTTCAGAAAAAGTAGGTGAAATACATGGCAGAAGAGCTAAAGAGAACAGCTAAGAAAGTACCTCACTATAAGCACGGTAGAGAAGGTAGAAGTAGTCAAGGGGATGCTTGGATGCACCCAGAGGTGTTTGACGACAACTATGAGCGCAAAACGAATTCTGACATAAGACGTTATACAAGTTCTTTGTCGAAATCGAATCGTTTGGTTGTTGACATTAGCAAGGCAGAAGCACCGAAAACTGGTAGGACTTTGAATAGGGGAAAACTCGTGAAGCGTGCGGTACAGGTAAAAGGTAAAGATGGAAGAACCTTTACTCGTATGCAATGGGTAGACCCAAACGATGACCACCAAATACAGTCCCACCCACTACACCAAGAGCCTTCACTGGAAGGTACAAAGCCTACTTCCTCTAAAAACCCTAGTGAGATGTCTCGTGAAGAGTATGTAGACCATCATGTTCGTAAGAAGATGTCTAAAGAAGAGAAGTATGATATGCTAGACAAACATGGTATTGAATGGAAGCGAAATAACCATGAAGCTATTGACCATAAGAATGCTGTAATGGCTCTAAAACAGCATCTATTGAAGAATCCTCACCTTATTGGTGCACACAATAATAAGGAAGAAAAGGATATTGAGAAGCCATTGACAGGTACAGATAATGAGAATGAGTTCTGGAATATGTGGGATAAGGCTGACAGAGAGGGTTCATATGAGCTTATGCGTAAGCTAGGTATCATTGATAAGGATGAGAAAGACCCTAGATTCGACCCTAATGTAAAGGAAAACATGAAGCCTATTAAGCACTTACTGAACGTTACTCGTTTGAAGAAGTATCTAAAGGAAAATAGACACATCATGACTAACCCTGAGTACTTGCCTACTAAAGATACAAATGCAACTAAGGTTAAGAAAAAAGAGTTAGAAGATAAGAAACAAGGTATCAAGCCATCTCCTGCACAAGCAGGTGGCAATGATGTACACACTATCTTAGCCAATATGCCAAGAGAACAGTTATATAAGCTAATGAAGGATGCTGGTATTGCTGATGAAGACCCACTTATCACAGAGGATAAGATGGCAGGAGTTAAGCACCATCTTAATATGATTAAGTTCAAGAAGCATCTAGAGAAGCACCCTGAGATACTAACTCATAATCCTGATGGTTCTCTTACTGAGGGTGAGAAGGAGCGTATTGCTTCCCTACCTGAAGAAGCTAAAGAACGTGACCGTATTAAGAGCTTTGTGTCTGATATGTCTCAAGAGGACGTAGAGGATGCACTAGACAAATACAGTGACCACGATGCAGTTAAGAACAGAACTACTTCTGACCATGAAGGTATTAACAATATGCATGCAAAAGGCGCTCTAGTAAAAGTATTCTCTGAAGATAAGGAGAGAATGAAGCCTTATCAGAAAGAAGTAGATGCTGATAGACTGATGAAGATGCGTATTGGTAATAAGGTTATGGGTAAATTCTTACGTCATGCTTTTGGCTTCAAGGGTATGGGAGACCTAAAAAGACCTGAAGATGATGAGTTCCGTACTACAGAGTGGCAATGGCATGGTAACGGTGGTAGTGGCTCTGCTATGATGGAGAAGAATGATAATGGAGAAGCAGTACTAACCGTTATCGACTATGGGGAAGATGGTCAAGGGTGGAACGAATCTCAAGTCCCTCTACAACAGGTTAAGGACTTTGTAGACGATTTGAGAAAAGGGAATGAACAGAAGAAGAAGGTTGAGGCGAAGGAGGTTCCCCTACAGAAGAAGCCAGCAGACCAGATAGAAAAAGCCCTAAACGAGAATTTCGAAAAGAACTACACTCCAGAGGTCGGGGAGGTCATGCAGTCCCACTTCACTAAGCTATGGAACAATGCAAACCGTTCAGGTAAGATTAGTGACATAGTGAAGAAGTCTATGAATATGACTAAGGGTACTATGAGAAGCCTACTTAAAGAGTGGAATGTTCCGGTATCTCCTACAGGGGATATTATCAAGACTAATGACCCTAACTTTAAGGCTGTGGTATTCAAGGATGAGATTCAGGATAAGAAGTCTAAGAGTGCTATGGATTACCTTAAAGCAGCAGACATAGGAGTAGACCGTAAAGCTACACCAGATGCTCCCTATGACCCTTATGTACTACACGAATCAGCTAAGAACTGGACAGAAGGAGAGAAAGCACAAGCACGTAAGGAGCTATTACAGAATGCTATTCATGTTAAGACTGGTATTACACATGAAGACCATGACAAGCGTATAGCCAAACTTACAGACCATCTCCATTCATCTACAACTCATATACCGTTTGACTTAATGAGTCACCTGTTAGCCAACGGTATGAAGGTTAAGTTCTCTGATGTAGATGCACATGGTAATGCTCATACAGGGGCTAACTACAATGGTAAGGACAACGCCATTTACCTAGATTCTCAGTACTACCATGATAAGTCTGTATTCAAAGACCACCCACATGACCACATACCAGAGAAGACAGAACATCCTACTATTAAGGGTGCTAAGTATGGACACTGGAGTATAGGGGAGAACATGGTGCATGAATCTGCCCACGCCATTGACAGATTCCTAAGTGGTGGAGACTCCTATCTAAACTGGGATAAAGGACACGGTACTACTTATGCTAGTGACCATTTAAATACTGTTCCTGAACATTATAAGAAGAAAGTTGAACAGTCTAACCCTGATAAGGAGATTAGATACAGCAAGGAAGGAAAGTATTTTTATGTTTTAGATGAGTGGATGTCCAACTATGAAGGGCGTGTATATGGAGAGTATCAGAAGCTCAACCCTGATTATGTACACTCTGACAACGATACAGGTAAGATGTACGATAAGAAGTTCCAAGGCGTTGAGGGTATGCATGGTACTGAACACTGGGCTGAATCAGTAGCAGGTTATGGTAACGCTATCCACTCTTACCAACGTTGGAAGGATATGAATCCAGGTAAGAAAGATACCTCTATGGATGACTGGGCTGAACAAATGCATAAGCAATACTCACAAAAAGGCTTTGGTACTGCTAACAGTGAAGGTCAAAACTATAAGGTTGGTACAAGCACTAGACCAATGGAATCTTATGGTTGGCAATACCACACAATGAAGCAACACTATCCAGAGCTATTTGGTGCAATGCAGTCCATCTTTAATAGACCTGACTTCTTAGGACAGAAGGGACAGAGCCGAACAGAGTCAATTCAACATGGAACTTCAGCTAAAAAATCTCTAGGCTTATTCGTTGATTTGGGAGGGAGCAAGGCATGAAGGTAGTTATTCACAAAGACGGAAAATTGGGTACGGTAAAATATAGCAAAGATGGTCAAGCTATGGTGAGCCACCCTGATGCTAAAGTTAGGAAGGCTGTAAAAGACTACTTAGACACTGAACGAGAGTTTACAGTAGCAAACCCTAATACAGACCCTGATGTTGTTGGTTCTAGGAGGAAGCTTTATGCTTCCCCTAAAGCCAATGAAGATACAATGTCTATGGCTTTGTGTGAGATGTTTCACCATACTGGAGTACACGTGGACTGGTCTGGGCAGATGTCTAAGGATTTCCTAGGACAGAAGGACAAGAACAGTAAAGCAGACAAGCCTATTGAGAAATCAATAGTAGACGATTTCAATATTATAAATTAGGAGGATTATCATGAATGATGACACTTTGCTAGTAATATCCCCTAAGCTTATGGACATTCAGAAAGGTAAGAGTGACCGTAATGGACTAGTACAACAGATACTTACTTATGTACGAGATGGCAGAACTATAACTCGTAAACAGTGGGTACGTAGTGAGTTTGCAGACCACGCTAAGAAGAATGAGGAAGAAAAGAAAGATGTACTATTACGTGAGCAGGAAAGAGAAAGACGTAAGGAAGCTAAGAAGAATCAGGAACAAGCTGAGAAAGTAGCTACCCAAGATAAACGTGCACGTAAGAAGAAGGTAAAAGAGAAAGAGAAAATGGAAGGTCATTCTGAGGGTACTAAGCATGTTATTCATGTAGGGGAGTACGCTAAGAAACTACAGGAACAGAAGAAAAAGCGTATGCAGGATGAAAAGGATAAGAAGAGTAAGCAACAAGGCGATAAGAAGAAGGATAACAAGAAGAAGGATAAGCATGGCTCATTTGGACAGGCTAAGCAGACCAGAGAAGATAATAAGGCAAGTGACAATATGTCTCTTGGTAAGTAGCGTACACGTAAGTGTATGCTATTTTTATTTTCTTTCTGAATTTTATTCTAAGAGAATAATGTGTATACCCCTTTTAATTTATGGTAGGAGGTGCTAGTAATGGGGCTTTGGAGCGCACTAGGTAATTTACTAAGCGTAAATATACCTGAATACTCTGACTCTTCTGTGGACTTATCAAAGTCTATGAGTCAGCAAGAAGACATAATGAAATCTGAAAGAGCACGTGACCCTAAGTTTATCATAGAAGATCCATTATCGTTAGTAACCCAGCTAGGGTTCAAGGATAAGCCATCATCATTAACATTCGATACATTGAAGAAGATGGCAGTACGAAATTCAGTGGTTGCTTCTATTATTACAACACGGGTTAACCAAGTGGCTAGTTTTTCCCAACCAGCCAGACTTACTAAAGATGGGGTAGGGTTTGAGATAACTCTACGTGACCCTAAGGCAACGCCCACAGATGAAGAGATGAGTATGATTCTATCCTTAGAGTCATTCTTAGAAAACTGTGGTTTCTCGTATGACCCTAGTAGAGATAACTTTGATACACTGTTACGTAAGCTGACTAGGGACTCCCTAACTTATGACCAACTTAACTTTGAGGTAGTACCTGACAGACGAGGACTACCAGCAGAGGTATATGCAGTAGATGCTTCTACTATTAGGGCAGCAGAGATGGATGACCCTACACCAGAGACAGGAGTTACATTTGCTGACTTTAAAGGTAATAGCCAGTCTACTAAGTTTGTACAGATAATGAATGGCTCTATCATAGCTGAGTTTACAGGGTTGGAACTAGCATTTGCTGTACGTAATCCTAGAACTGATATCAATGTTCAGCCATATGGTCATTCTGAACTAGAGATTCTTATACACCAAATAACTGCACATCTATGGGCAGAAGAGTATAACTCTAAGTACTTCTCTCAAGGGGGTACTACAAAAGGTATCTTGAATATCAAAGGTCAGAATATCAGTAAGGAACAGTTAGACGCTTTCCGCAGACAGTGGACTGCCCAAATTGCTGGTATGACTGGTGCATGGAAGACTCCTGTAGTATCTGTTGATGGATTAGAATACGTTAACGTATCTCAATCTAACAGAGAGATGGAGTACGAGATGTGGATGAACTACCTTATCAACATCTGTTGTGCAGTATATCAAATTGACCCTGCTGAGATAAACTTCCCTAACCGTGGTGGTGCAGGTGGCTCTGGTGGAGGATTAGGTGAGGGTGGTATTGAAGACCGCCTTAAAAACTCTAAGGATAAGGGATTAAGACCAATGTTAAGCTTTATAGCTAACGTAATTAATCGCTATATTATCCGTAGATTCTCTAATAAGTTTATATTCAACTTTGTAGGGCTTGATAAAGAGTCTGAGAAATCTAGACTTGAGGTACAGGACAAACAGGTACGCTCATTCAAGACTATCAACGAGTTACGTAAACAACGTGGTATGAAACCTATTGAAAATGGTGATGTTATCCTAGACCCAACGTTTATAAACTACGTAATGCAAAAGGAAATGGCACAAGAGGCAGAGCAACAAGGTGACCCTAATGACCCTAACGCAGGAGCAGGAGAAGAGCCACCAGAGGAGCAAAGTCCAGAGGAGATACAGCAGGCACAAGAGGATGACCAAATACATCAGTCTATAGACCAACAGTATACTCAACAATAGTATATGTGTTATAAGGTCTATAACTGATTTTATACTTTAGATACAAG